TGCTATCCAGAAACGGGTTTCTGATTGGTACGATACCTATGTGGACCAAGCCGCCTCCGGCAAGGTTACGGAACTGGAAGAAAAGATTGCTGCGCTTGAAGCCAAACTGACTGCAAAGCCAGAGGTGGCTCCAGAAGCCACGGAAGAGATGATCAAACGGTTAATTGCAGAAAATGCCGTTCCCAAAAATAAAGGTGGAAGACCGAAAGGAAGTAAAAACCATGGCCAAAAACCCAACCAAGCACAAGCTTAAAGCCAAGCGCCGCCTCGCGGCTAAACAGAAACACCGCAAGAACGTGTCGCTAAAGAAGAAGGCGTCCAAGTAGTGACGGCCTTATCCACGATCCAGGAGGCCACGACTGAAATCGGCTTGTCCGAACCTACAGTCGTGTTCTCGTCTACAGACGCAAACATCATCACCCTTCGTACCATGATGAATACGACGGCTAAGATGATACGTGATGCCGGGGAGTGGGTGGAACTGACCAAGGAACATACCTTCACCACGTCGGCCTCAACGGAGACCTACAACCTGCCGAGCGACTACGACCACATCAACGTCGAGACCGGATGGGACAGAACGGACTTCACCAAGTTGCGAGAGTCCTTAAGCGGTCCCGTATGGCAGGCTATCAAGTCCGGCATTATTCAGCAGGCCGGGGCGTTTTCAGGCTTCCGTATTCGGGGTCATACCTCTGGGCAGTTCTATATAGACCCAACTCCGTCGTCCTCTATCAACATGGTCTATGAATATCAGTCCAAGAACACGGTTCTCACCTCCGGTTCCGTAGAACAGGTGGCGTTTACCTCTGATGACGATACCTTCATCCTGGACGAATACTATCTCATGCTGGGTTGCGTGTGGCGTTTCAACCGTGCCAAGGGTTTCCCGTGGCGTGAGCAATTCCAGGAATGGAATTTAGGTGTTCAGAATCAGTTTGGCCGGCACTCTGGAGCGCCTGTGATTGACATGGGCAATAACAGCATCGGGTCTTACGAATGGCCCTACTTTCCTGCCAACATTCAGGAGGGTAACTTCTTAATCTAATGGCTTTAGCACCTCAAGAAACGAGCGCCCTTGGGAACTCAACTCCTGCACCTTTCAGGGGGTGGAACGCCCGTGAGTCCCTAGCGTTGATGGACCCAGGTGATGCTGTTGAGTTGAAGAACTGGTTTCCCGAGGGTGAGAAGGTTCGTATCCGCAAAGGTTCTGCCTCTCATGCTACGGGGATGGGATCGACAGGTTCCATAGAAACATTAATGCCGTTCTCCGCAGCGGGAACGGATACACTATTCGCAGCGGTTGGCTCTGAGATATACGATGTAACGGCGGCTGGTGCGGTTGGCACAGCGGCGGTAACGGGCGCGTCTAACGCCCGCTTTCAGTGGACCAACCACGGCAATGCTGCTTCCAACAATCTTGTCCTTGTCAATGGTGAGGACGCCATGCTGGTTTACAACGGCTCTGCATGGTCCGCCCCAACCGTTACCGGCGCTACCTCATCCACCTTTGCTCACATCACTTCCTATCAGCGCCGTTTATTTGCAGTGCAGAAGGATACACTAACCTGCTGGTATTTTAACCTCCAGGCTATTGCTGGTCCTGTGAACCCTCTGCGGTTTGATCCCTATTGCAAGCTGGGCGGCACGTTGATGGCCGTTGGAAACTGGACGCGTGACGGTGGCGACGGTGGTTTTGATGACATTCTGATTGCTCTAACCTCCAATGGTGAGTTGCTTGCCTTCAAGGGGACAGACCCTGCCAACCCCTCAACCTTCGTTCATCTCGGCACGTTCAACATGGCACCCCCGACAGGCCGTGACTGTATGCTTAACATCGGTGGTGAGTTGGTCATTCTGACGACAGAGGGAACGATTGCTGTTTCGTCCGTGCTTCCCAACGAGGGGATCGTTACGGAGACTATCTCAGACCGCATCGTGAATGCCTGGGACAGTGCTTGGGATGTGTTCGGGGCCAACTGGGGTTGGAAACTAACGTATTTCCCGACCGGCAAGATGATGCTTGCCAATATCCCGCGCACCACAAACAAGTTAGCAGACCAGTATGTGATGAACACGCGCACCAAGGCGTGGTGCAGGTTCACCGGTTGGAATGTGAACACCATTGCAATACATAACAAGAAAATGTACGGCGGCACCAATGTTGGCACCGTAATTGAATTGTGGACGGGAACGGATGATAGCGGCTCGAACATTCAGAACGAGGCACGGTCGGCCTTCTGGTATACAGATGAGAGCCGTGGGCGCTTAAAGAAGTTCACCATGGTGCGTCCTAACTTTCTCTCAGACGGGGCAATTCCGTTCTCTGTGGCGTTGGATGTAAACTTTGAGAACAACATACCTCAGAACGTCCCCACCCCCACATCGCAGTTATTTGCGGACTGGACGGGCAACTGTGCATGGGACGAGTGCTTCTGGGCGGAAACCACGCAGTTTGTAAGCCAATGGCTGACGGTGTCGGGTGTTGGTCAGTCGGGCTCTATCCACATTAAGGGTGCGACCAATGACGAAACTATTTTTTGGGTAGCCAACGATTGGGTCTATCAGGTTGGTGACTTTGTTTAACCCGAGCAATATGAGGTAAACTATGGGTAAAAAAAGCCGTGCGCGTGACGCCGCCCTCGCCAGAGAACAAGATCGTTTTAACAGAGAGGCTTTTGAATCCTCTATTGTGGGGAGTCAGTTCAATCAGGTTACGCCGTTTGGAAGCCTAACATTTACAGGCGCTCCCGGTAGCCAGGATCGCACGGCCACACAGACGTTTACGCCTGAAATACAGGCTATTATAGATGCTCAGATTGGGGTGACGGGTGGATTAACGGACCTTGCAACCAATCGCCTTGGGGGGATTACCAGAGACCCGTTTGATTTAAGCACTGCCGGTGGCAGGCGGATTGACATAGACAGTACAGATCGCTTTGGCCGTCCAATGATACGCCGGCTTGAGCAGCGGCCCTTGAAGGGTGCGTTTGATCCAGGCGGTCAGGTGCAGATGGGTGTGAGCCCCATCAACGTGTCAGGTCAGCTTGCGGGTGCAGGGGCGATAGGCAGAGACCTTGGCTTTGGTTCATTGGGTGCGTTACCTGGAGCGCAGGACTTCTCCTCCGAGCGGACCCGCGTTGAGAATGCCTTGTTTGAGCGTCAGGCAGGACGTATCAACCCGCAGTTTGACAGAGACATTGACCGGAGAATTACGCAGCTTGCCAACCAGGGCATCACAGAGTTTTCCAACCCTGTTGCCTTTGAGGAAGGGTTGCGTCCATTCATCGAGGGCAGGACAGACGCGCTTGACCGAGCATCTATGGGTGCTATCACAGGCGCGGGTGGCGAGCAGTCCAGGATGTTTGGAGATGTCTTGGCGGCACGCTCACAAGCGGCGGGTGAATTATCGCAGCAGGGTACGTTTGGAAACCTCGCCCAAGGGCAGTTGTTCGGGCAGAACCTAGCGGCAGGACAATTCGGCATGGCAGCGGCAGGCCAGAACTTCGGGCAGCAATTAGCGGCGGGGGAGTTTGCTAATCAGGCCCAACAGCAGCAGTTCGGACAGAACGCTTTTGGTGCTGAGTTCTTTAATACGGCACAGGGCCAGAGATTTTTACAGGACCAGGGTATCCTCCAGGGAGACTTGGCATCAGGACAGTTTGGTAATCAGACCAGGGATGCCTTCATTCAGGAATTAATCTTGCAGCGCAACCAGCCTCTCAATGAATTGTCTGCCCTGTTAGGTGGTGGGCCAGCACTAGGAACTCCGTCATTCAGAGACGCTCCGGGTTTCCAAATGGCTAGTCCTGACGTAATGGGCTTAGGAGCCGCCCGAATGCAGGCGGATGCTGCCAAGGGCGGCGGGATGTTTGGTGCGCTTGGTAAGTTGGGGGGGGCCTTTGCAACAGCCATGCCGGCGATAGCAGAAGCGGGTGGAATGGCGGCAGTTTTCTGCTGGGTCGCCCGTGAGGTCTACGGTCCATCCAATCCGAAGTGGCTCCAGTTCCGCGAATGGATGCTGAACAAGGCTCCGGTGTGGCTCCGCACTCTCTACCTTAAATACGGTGAGCGCATAGCCGCCTTTATCTCGGACAAGCCTTTCCTCAAGCGCGTTATTAATCT